TCATGTCAGGATATCCTTTAGGGAACTTATGAGATATTTTATTTAAAAATTGTTCAAATATATTCATTATGCTGGAACGGTTGGTTCAACTTCAGCTGGTTCTTCAGCTGGTAGGGTTTCTTCTTCAGGGGTGGTTGTTTCTCCACCTGATGGGACTGGTTCATCTGCTGGTGTTTCACCTCCTGTAGGTACTTCAGCTTTTTCAGGTTCTGTTTTACCACCATATCTTAAGATACGAGCGATAGATTCAGCAGCCTGTTCTTCTTCATTTATATTTAAAAGATAATATTTTTTACCTTCTACTTGAGCAATCCATGATCTTTCAGTATAGATAAAATAAAAAAATTGTCCATTAGCTAAAACAATTTTAAATGTTGTAGGGCGTGGAGCTACCCATTGTATATCAGATATAAACATCTCAAATTGATCTGTTAGTAAATCTGTTACAACTTTTTTTAATATGGGAAATTTAGTTAAAACAGGAAATGTTTCTTCATCAAAATTAACGTCTTCAGGTGTAACACCTAAAGTACTATCTTTAACTTTAGAAGCATATACTCGCTTAGCTATAGTTTGAATTTTATCTATTAATTCCTGTTTGCTTGCCATTATATTAGTCTATAGTGTATTCTAACTTTTCGTCTGTTGGACCTTGTTTAGTATTTTGATAACCTAAATACTGGGTAACTGAGTTTAAGTAGTCATTAGCTTTAGTAATTTTACTTTGTACCCAAGCTTCTAGCTGAGTATCATCATCTAAAGAATTCATTAATTCTTGAGCGTTTTGAATCAAGTTACGAAGTTCAGATTTAGCCATTTCACCTTCATAATCAGCTTCTTCTTTAAGTTCAACACCACGTCCTTTTAACACATCAGCGTATGTTACTTTACCATCACCTGTTAAATCAGGGAATTCTTTACCTTTTTTCTCACTTAAAGCATTTTTGATTATTTCTTTTAGTCTGTCTGTGTTTTTCATTTTGACTTGTTTTTTAGCTACATTCATTGCTCTACCACGTAATACATCTTCAGCGTCAGCTCCATATCTATCTACAGCTTTTTCTAAAGCAGTAGCCTTCATCGCTTGATAAATATCTTCTGCTCTGTCTTGAATTGCTTGAGATGACTTGCTTGATTCTTCTTTAATATTGCCTTTTTCAGCAGCATATAAAGCTCTCATATATTTTTTAGCTTTACCAACAGAAGTAGAACAGCCTTTTTTTTCACCTGTTTCTTTGTTGAATATACACTTACCTTTTCTTTTGTATGGCATATTAATCAATTTTAAATAAGAATAAGGGGGTCATCCCCCCTTATAACTTATTGCGGTTCATTACTTTGCTTTGTCTTCTGCGACAGAAGCCTTACGGTATTCGGTCACTAACTTTTTTAGGTCGCCAACCGCCTTACGGGCTCTACCATGAGCAGCCTTAGACGCTTTAGAGTGTTCATCAGAAAACTCGTTCCATAAACCTTGCATTTGTTCAAATAACTCTTGAGTAGTCATAGATTTTATTGATTTTTGATTAATATAAATTATACTTGGCCTTCACCTCCATCCATTGGGATTTGGGTTTTCATAAAAAATAAGGCGGTATTTCCTATTTGTCTGATGAGTTTGTTTTTATTCTCACCATCTGGCATTTCTTTAGCTGCGTCTAAAGCCATTTGGAGACCTTGACCAACACGTTTTTCAGCTGAGTCACCTCCACTTAAATCCATAGTTGGTTCTTCGATTGGCGCTTCTTCAGCAGCTGGTTCTTCAGTTGAAGCAGCTACATCTATATCAACATTTTCTTCAGATGGTGCTTCATCTTTTTTACGTTTTTTCTCCATAAGAGAAATCTCTTCTTGAATTAATTGAGATATTAAGGTACGTAATTTTTTTTCCATTTATGGTAATTTATGATAAATATTAACGATTTTTAAGTCTACGTAAAACTTCTTGGGCTAAATTAGCTTTACCTTGTTCTTTAAGAGTATTTTTAGCATTTGGATCAGGTTTAGGTTCACCCATTTCTTCATCTTCATCTTTAAAGCGCTTGAGTAGGTCTTGCATTTTAGTGTCAAGAGGATCTACTCCTTCATTTGGATTCACAAACATATAACGTTCAGCCCATGTATCTAAAATATCACTAATTGTATCATCGTCTAAACCTTTTTCTTTAAGGATATTTTCTAATTCACCAAATTGTTCACCTGATATTTTTTTACCGACATTGATTTTATTCACAGTACTTGGAACAGCACTGGCTGCTTTTTGTAAGGCAGATGGATCAACTTCAGTTACTAATTTGTATTTATATGCCATGTTAGTTTAAATATGAAAGTTTATATAGTGTGGATTTAATTAATTCGGTTATAGTATCAATTTGATTTTCTAAGTAACTATCATCTACCATTTCATGAGCTTGATAAGCAGCATCACATAATGTTTCAAGGTATGCTATAACTTGTTCTTTACTAGAATACTGTTTTAGATTAAAATTAGTATAGTCCATTATGATACCATTTTTACCTTGATATGACTCTACTAAACCATCAATTAAAGGAACAATACCTTCATAGTATACTTGTAAAGCAACATGCTCAGCATATGAAGGTGTTTGTAAATGGAAAATATGAGCTTGTGTTCTTGAATGAAACAAATATGAGATAAATTTAGAAAACTCCATTATTAATGTTTTTTACTTGTTAAATAATTAGCCATTAGGTTACCAATAGCACCTAATTTTTCACGTATAAATATCCATTCACTTTGGGATAACTTATGTTTTTTCTCAATATAATGAATACCCATAATGCCAATTATTCTACCATCTAATCCTTTAACTGTTAAAAGATAAATAGATTTACATTTTGGACCCTCAGATTGATATAGATCAAGACCATAAGAAGGTCCAGCAGCCATATCCTCAACTACAATTTCTCCCTTTTCATATAGTATAGCAAATTGTTTACTAAACAGTGATACAGGGATGTTTTGGAAAGCTGTTTTTAAGGAGTTTGTTGTTGGAGTTGTAATCTCATAAAATACTGAGAATTTCTGGATTGATTTGCCTGTAGGGTAAAAATGCCCTCCATTATGAAATTGAGCAATATATACTTGATCACAATCTAATTCTTGCAATATAGCATCAAGTTGCTGCTCAATAACTTCATTATGTTGAATAGCATCAGCTAAAGGATCATTATTAAGTTTACTAATAAATTTTTTTTCAACCCATTTTACAAGTAACGGACCAAAAATTGAAGTCGTCAACGCAATAATGATTGGAACAATAATTTGAATTTCACTCATTTTTTTAAACTTTGTAGGTATTTAATTGTTTCTTCCTTACTCTCTAACAACTTCTGCTTTGAAGAACCTACCCAACGTTCAATATCACCAGTTTCAGTAATATATGAAGTGTTGGCTTCATTTATCTCTTCATCAATCCAAATATTAAAATCATTTATAATTCCATCAATATCTGAATTAATGATGTGTTTTTCATAGTCATTCCATAACCCTTTAATTTTTAGTTCTGTTTCAAAATCTATTTGGCAATCAAAACATCTTTTATATTGAAGATAAAATAATTTATCATTTTGTTTTTTCATGATATTATTACAACAAGGGCAAAAAAGTGGCAAATGAATTGATTCTTTCGCTTTATCTAATTTAGTAATATTTTGTTTTATTCCATTTTTGATAGTCCATGAACGACCATCTTCTTCCCAGACATCTCCTTCCTCATGAAACTCTTGTTGTTTAGTATAACCTGTTCCGACAATAGTTTTTTCCCCGTATTTACCTTGCATTAGGTTACGGAGGCGTTGTACGTCCTTTTGTTGGAACTCTTTTTTTAAAACATTATCAGCCATTAAATTGCTTCTTTTTCAGTTAATTTATAATCTATACCAGCATTACCTAATACAGTACTAATGATTTTTTTAGTTAAATCTTTAGTTGGGTTTTGATTTTGAGGGAAAACAAGTGAATTACCTCTAGTAATATATGTTAATAATTGAGGTTTTGATGAAAATTGTTTAACAAAATCATCAATAGCTTGTTTTGTTTTAGGTGGGAATGGAACACCTCTTTGTTTTTCTAATTGTTTCTTTTTGGCTGGGATGTTAGGGCCAAAATGATCTTCTAATGCTTTATTGATTGTTGCTTTATTAGTGGCGGTATTCCTAATGTTAGAAACATACATACCATAGTTGTCTATGTTTTCTAAAGCAGAGATCACATCATCTACAGAAGTATCTTTAGGGGTCAATACTAAATCATATGATACTTTTCCAATAGAAAAAGTAGCATCATCATCCATGTCTACTTCCATTAAGTGTTTTAAACTGTATTTACTCATAATCCTAATTCTTTTAACTGTTTAATTGTGTCAGAAGCAGAAGTGTGAAAGATACCTATCCCTCCCTTACTTTTCCATTGCTCTATATTATCTACTCTATCGTCTATAAGTATTTTATTTTCACCTGAAAATTGCTGTTTTTGAGAAGCAGGACGTAAAATAAGTTTAGCTCCAGGTAAATTTCTTTTTACCCACACTCGTTTACCTATTTTAGATGATTCTTCTCTTGATGGGGCTGACAATAATGTTGGGTTATATTGGTTTATATAATCCCATAACTGTTGCCCATCGGGCATCCATTTTAATCTAATCCAAAATCCGGCTCCTGCTTTAGCTATTGGCTCCCAAAATGTTGTTCTACCTTGAGCATCAGCTTCTTTAGTAGTCATACCAGTAAGATCTTTATAACCTTTATCAAAGTCAACTAATACACCATCCATATCACAATAGATAGTATACTTTTGTTCTTCAATTTCTTTTAATATATCTGTGAGTTTAATCATTTCTTTTTAATACTATAAATTTACCTTTATCTCCAGATTTAGTAGTAAAATCTAGACCGACATCTTTTCTTGAGTATCCTGGAAGTTTATTGGTTTTTGTTAGGTTATTATAAATGTTCCAATAACCACTTTTATCTAGACTAGATATTCCTATATACTTTGGTTTTTCTTTTTCAATGAAATTTAATATTATTTTATATATTGTTGATAATATTTTTATATAATTTTCTTTAGCATTTCCAGTTGGTTCATTTGATGATTTATTATTATGTCTTTCATCAAATTGTATGTTATAAAATAACTCATTATCCTTATAAGGACTAGGCATGTTTTTAACTGAGTAAGTATATTCAATGTCTCCTATTTTAAAACTTCCATCATATAAATCTCCATTGGTCTCAACAGCATTCTCAGGGTTAAGAGTTATTTCATTTATTTTTAACTCATGAAGTTGAGTAGAAAGATTATTTAAAAGAGAGGATCTACTATTAAACTTTTCTATGTCTAGTAAATCAATCAATTTAATCATATATCATATAAAGATTGTAATACTTCACGTTTAACTTTTTGTTTAATAGCATTCCAACTTTCAGATTTACTATTGGAATTTGTATCTCCATTTTGCCAATAATCTAAAGCTTGATCATAGGTTTCATTTAGAGTTTCCATTCTTTTTTTAATACTAGATTGTGCTATTTCTTCAATAGAACGTAATACTACTTTATCCTCATCACTATTGTCAATTCTATATTTATTACTTAATATTGTTTGGAGTTTGTCTATATAGTTTTTATATAGTTTAGTTTTAGCTCCTGTGTTACCTGATATATGGATTGATGTTGGTTCATTGTTTTGTAGGAAATCATTTAATACTTTAAAAGAAGTAGCTGTTACTTGTTTCCAAGCTTCAGGTGATGTGTTCTTATTATTGTCTGTGAAAACCCAATTCATTGACCAAACATTCTTACCAGGTATTTCTAATCTAAAATAATATTTAGCTTCTATATCATCTCCATTTCCTACAATATACTCAACATTTGATATTTTTTCTATATTGGGTAAATCTTTTTCAAATAATTCATTCAAAGCATATTGTTTATACTCAGTTCTAAATTTAGACTCATTTAAACTATTTTCCCAACTTCTAAAACACATATTGCCCTTACTATATGCTTCTAATTCTAATTCCTTTAGATACTCATCTTCATTTATATTATGTCCTTCAATACCTTGAATTCTACCTTCAAGATTTTGCATATGATGAATCATTTCATGAGCATATGATCGTAATATGTCTTTTGGGTGTCTACTGTGGGTATATAATGTGATACAACTAGTATTAGGATCATAGTGAGCAGTACGTCCTAATATGTTATCTGCGTTTTTCTTATCGTCTTCTATAAAGATAATATCTGGGAGTGGTTCAATATTTAAACCATTATCTATCATAGATAAGGTTAAAGATATTAATTTGTCTTTAAATTCAGGATTATGTTCTAATCCTTTTTTATCAATATTAGATACTACAATTTTATCTTTTTGTTTTTCAACTTTAAAATCAGATGGTACTACATTAGCAATATGATCCTTATAATAATCAACTCTAGTTGAGTCTGAGGATGTGTTTAGGTCTAGATTTTGAAGTGGTTCAAAAGAATCTTCAAATACTAATTTAACATTTGGAGTAGCAAAATTACGTTTACGCATTATTGTTTTAGCTACAGCTACTACTTTATCACGTAATTTAGATTTTCTATCATCTTTAGTTAAAGGAATATTAATATTTGTATCTGAATCAACTGCTACTACTTCTCCATGGTCTAATAGATCTTCTAATTCGTCTTTTTCATCTGAAAGTTTGTCAAAGAAGTCATATAATTCATCCGCCTCAATAGGTGGATTATTACGTTTGTCATTAACTCTATCAACAAAATGAGGAGGAATATCAATATCAATAGGATCTAAAACATCATCAGCATAGTCATCAATATCATCAATTTCAGGTTCAGGGACTATTTCATTGATTTGGCTTGGTCTTAAAATACTATATATTTCTTCTTTATCAAAATCTTCAATATTAGGTAAATAATTAAAAAATTCTTCTTTATTATCTAATACTGCTCTAGCTTTAGTACCACTAACACCACCTGATGTTACAATATTAATAGGTTCAATGTTTGTTTTGCTTAAAGCAGATTTAGTACGTTTTTCAAAATCAGCAAAATCTTCTGGTTTGTCTTCTCTAGAACCTAAAAACCATTTAATTTGAGCATCAGGTTCATCTTTAGCATAAGAGTAAATAGATGAAATTGGATTAGAAGATGGAATGATATTTACTTTACTGGGTAAGTAGTTTTTATAAATATTCCAAATTGCTACTGATTGGTCTTGAGTAATATCTGATCTACCTCCACCTGTACCTACATAAATGTTAAACTCAGTTAATTGAGGATACATTTCTAAAGCTTTTCTAACTACTTCAAAATGACCTTTTGTTGGGGGTTGAAACCCACCTCCAAATACACCTATAACTTTATTGGATTCAGGTATATCAGCTTCAGATAAAAATGGTGTTATAAGTGATTTTACTAATGATTTCATCCAACAAATTTTTTAACTAGATTAGGTAACTCTTTGCTGTCAACAGGATTTAAATTAGCTTGAATACTATTGTAAGTATCAGCTATTTTATCTATACTTTTATCTAAAGTAACTTTAGTTTTAGCTCTGTCTTTTTCTCTTTTTTCTAATTCTTCAGGTGATAATGTTGAATCATCTTTTCTGAAGGTAGATTGGAATTGGCCTGATGATAATAAATCTGAGAAGTATTCTTTTAGTTTTCCTTGTTGATAAGCTGTTTCAAAATTAGCTATCTCTGCTTGTTCTTCTTCAGAGGCAGGTGTACTCACTAAAATAAAATTATCACCAAATATATTTTTATAATCAGCTAATAAATTATAAACATTAGCCCATGTTCCTAAAACACCAACTGCTGGTACTTTACGTTCACGCTTATAGTTTCTTAAAAATGATACTATAGGATGAGCATAAACCATTATCATCATGGTTTCATATCCGTTAGCATTTAACTCATCTAAAGTGGGTTGTAATGTAGATAAATTAGAAGCTGTAGTATCGTAAATAAGATTTTGTTTGTTTGAAATAGCGTTTGGTAAATCTTTTTTTCTTATTTGAGAAGAAGCAGCTGATAGATTCCCATACATTGGAGAATCTTTATCTTCAACATACTTGTCAGCATTTAAATCAATAAAATCCTTTAATATAGGTTGTAATGATTTTAGTACTGTTGATTTACCAACTGATGCTCCTCCAGCCATTATAATAGCTTTTGGTTTACCTGTAATTTCTTTTAATAAATCAGTTAGTTTTATCATCTATATAAATATAATGCAGAATGTTGGCCAAGCCAAACTTATCTGTTATAAATATTAGATATCTTCCCGTTTTGCAGTTGTTCGGAACGACTCAAATGAAGGAGATGATGTTGGGTTTTCTAAATCAAACAACTTACGTACAGTTTTGAATATTTCAATGTTTTCTTCAAATGTACGTTCTGGTTCAACTATTTCCCATCCTTTACCTTGCATCTTATCTTTTTTAGGACCACGCTTAGATGATTTTAACCATAAGATACCATTACGTTGAGCTTCTTTACCATAACATTCTTTATAACATTGTGTGTAAACTGCTGTTTGTAATTCGTATGTAGTCTGGATTTGGTTTGATGTTTTAAAGTCTATAACCCATAATTCATTATTGATTTCACAAACCATATCACAGGTACCTGCTACTTTTAATTCATCTGAAAATAGATGTACTTCAGTTTCAATAAGTTTAGGTTTATGAGTTTCCCAAAACTCTACAAAACGTAAAAACATCTGCCATACATCTGGATTGTACTGTGGTGTTCCAAATTTGTTTAAAAATTGTAACTCTTCACCATTTAAATATTCTTCAATCATTTCATGGACTTGAGTACCTTCTTCAGCTGCTTTTTTAACAATATACTCTGAAGCATATCCTACTTTTTTAAGCCAATCTTCAAAAAATTTACCTTTTGGATAATAACTTAAAACATAAGTCACAGATGGATAATAATTACCGTTTCGTCTATAAAAGCGAGAATCGGGTAATGTGATTTGTTTATGGTCGTCAGATATTTCTAAAATTCGATCATAGGAGTGTTTGATTGTACTCATACTAGTTCTAGTTTTTTCTCAAACAAGTTTGAGAATGTTAATGGTTGAGTGATTTGTATTAGTTTAGTAAAGTTTTCAAAACCCATTTCGCTTGGGTCTTTATCTTGTAACTCTACTAAATATACTTCTTTACCCTCGTTTAATAGCTCTTCACAAAATGTTAAAGCTTGTTTAATAGCATCTTTATCTAATGCTATATATATTTTTTGTACCTGTGAGGTAACTAGTTTTTTCTTTAATTTATCCTGAATGTTTTTACCTAATAGAGGTATTACATTGCGTTTAATAGCCATCATATCAAATGGACCTTCACATAAAATGATAGGTACATTCCAGTTTATAAAAAATTCAAATGGAACAATATTTCTTGATACATTTGGATTCTTATATTTGGATCTAGAAAATTCTTCAAATCCTCTAGAGGTAAAATAATTTAAATTACCTTTTTCATCATATGAAGGTATAACAACCATATTAGCATAAGGTCCATGTTCACAGTAACCAATTTGGTATTTTAATATATCATATTTAGTAATACCACGGCGTTTTAGGTAAGCTAAAGCGCGTCTACCAATGAGGTTATTATTAGTCACATCAGTTAACGGAATAAATTCTTCAGGTAATTTAACTTGCTCTAAATTAACTTCTGTATGTTCTGATTTGGAGGTGCCTACTAAGGAATGTAATGCTTGAAGTTTATCTAATGGTACTTCAACATGTTTAAACAGACGTGATAATTTTCTACCTTTAGTATTACATACCCAACAATGCCAAGGATTGTCACCTTTAGCATTTGTATCCATGTTAACCTCAAGTTTAGGTTTATGATGTTTACAAAATGGACAGTGATATGCTCTGTTATTTTTAGAAGTATTTTTACCTTTACCTAAAACAGAGTCCACTAAAGTTATTAACAACTGGTTTACCATACATTATAATGTATGAAGAAGAGCATTAGGGGCAAAGTCTTTTTTGAAAAACTTACCTAACACATTATCATTATAACTGTTTACAAATAATACATTATACTTACACTGGTAAGCGGTTTCCCAATATGTAAGTTCTTTTTTAGTTCTTACTAATTTAATAATTTTTCTGGTGAATGCTAAATTACCATTAGCTTTTATTTCTTCTAATATTTCTTTATTAGAACCCCAATATGTAGCCCAATCAGATTCTTTTTGTACTCTTTTAGTAGTTGCTTTCCTACCAGGGCCTGATTGTTCAGCTAGTTCTTTTTTAGTGAGTTTTTTCTTTACATTGTGATAAAGACTTTTTTTACCAATGTAAAATCTACCTGTTATTGTATTTTTGATTTCATAGATAAAACCAAAACATTCTTGTGGGAAGTCTTCTATTGTTTTAAATTCTCTGACTTCCACATTTTCATACCAAAACCAATTATTCATATTTTAAAAGTTTAAACCTATTTGTATTAATAACTCGTTATTGAAGTTTTTATTATATGGTCTAGGGAGTTTGGCTGTTGCCATTAACTCATTATTATCATTATATAAACCAACAGTTGTAATATATGTCTGAGGATTATCATACCAATCTCTATTAATTATTTTTCCTGAACTACCTGAGATAAAGCTTGGGTTCATTGAATAATTATATTGGTTATTTCGAGCTCTTATAAAAACATGGTTTGTTGGGGTTGGGTTTAAAGTTCTAAGAGCAAAATTAGTATTAGCGGAAGCTACAAGAATCAACCCAACATCTGGTAGGAAAAGACCTAGTGATGCTCCAGTACCATAACCTAATCTAAATTTACCATTTGGTAGACTAGGAGCAGGTTTTAAATCATAAGCTCTACCACAGTTTAAAATTCTAGGGGGATTTATATTACTATCATCAGTGAGGTTTCCCATTTTTATACTACCTGGAAGGAGCGGTAATGGGATATTTTTAGATACAGCTACAACAGAAAAATTTGATGTTGCCGCTCCTCCCCATGTGATATCAGCATTAGCATCTCCAACTACTATATTACGAATAGCTCCATAAACTGCTCGTTGATAAGGGTCACCATTTTTACTAGCACCAGTTCTACTCCATTGAATATTAGCAGGATTATCAATATAGTAATTAGTCACTGTCCCTAGGGATGAATTAACTTCATATGTCACATCTTGTGTCCCCCAAGATGGAATAGTATCAGTGTCTCCTACAGGATTGCCATTCTCATCTCTCCAACATGATATTGAAAGAGCATCATTATTAAAAACAAAGTCTGCGGGGTCTATTCTTGTTAATGGCATATTATTTATCCATATTAATAACTATGTTCATATCAACTGTTCTACTTGTAGGTATAGGTTGGCTTAATTTAGCTACAGCTAATAACTCATTATTCGTATCATAAAGTCCTACTGTTGTGACATATGGGGAGAAAGCAGAACCAGTTACAAAACTATAAACATCACCACTAGTATTGACAGGAGCTCCATTTGAATTGACTGGGTTGGTTAATTCAGTTCCAGATAGTAATGTTGGGTTTAATGAGTAATTAAACTCATCTGGTCTGATGGTGCATTTATATTGGGTTTCATATATAGTTCTTGTAGGGCGAAAAGTAACATTTATGTTACCTGTAAGAGTAGCTGCAGATTGATTTGTTAGAATTATTATACCATGAGTATAAATAACATTTCCCACATATTCAAAAGTATTAACATTAAGTATATTACCTTGACCATCATCTGTATACCCTGAAAAGGAAAGACTGCTTGGTTTTATATAATCTCCAAACAAAGATTGAGGTATAATTCCTACAGATATTATATCATTTGCCCCAGTAGGAAAGTTTTTAGCGGGATATAAACCACTTTGTAAAAAGTTATCATATCTGCTATTAACATTAGCTGTTAAACTTCCTTCAACTACATTTCCTTGACTATCAGTCACTATATAAGGTTGAGGATTATTACCTAAAGTATTACTATAATATAGTTGTTTTGCAGAAGCATATACTAATGAAGCTGAGGGCCAGGGAGATGGGTTAGTCAAATCATCAGTAGAACCATAAGTAGTGTTTTTCCCTTTAAGAAAAGTAATAGGAGCTGAGTTGGATACACTTCCATATACTACTAATGGAGATACAATTATATCTTGTGATGTTAATGATTTGAAGGCACCCATTCATTTAGAAATCTAACTTAACACGTATTAAAGTTTCTTTAGTAAAATCCTTTTTAAGAGGTTTTGACAATTTGGCTACTGCTAATAATTCATTATTATCATTATACATTCCTACAGATGTGATATATGTGGTTGGATTTTGAATAAAATCACTATATAGAATTGTTCCAGCACTAGAAGAAACAGCAAAACTTGGGTTTACTGAATAATTAAATTCTGCGTTTCTGGCTCTACAAAATACAAAATCTGAGGTTACTGTTTCTTCACCTTGAAGGTAAAATTCATCTAGTAAACCTCTTAAAGCTTCTGGGTTTTGGTCGTTTTCGTCTGTGTTTCTCTGCACACCATAATTAGCTGCTCTAGTATTTAATAGTATAACACCTACATCAGGGTATAAGTAACCATATACACCATTAGTAGCACCCGCAGGCATTACTCCATCACCAAAACTACCAGAACCTAAAGTATATCTTCTACCAGCATTAGTATAATCAACAGTTGGTGTTACTCTACTGTCATCTGTTAGATATATACTTCCAAGAGAAGAAATACGTAATTGAAGACTTCCAGGTTTAATAGCTTGTTTATAACGAGCTCTATTAACCACTATAGCTAAAAAATCTTCATTAGCATTTGCTGGTCCTCCAAAATCAAAAGAGGCACCTTCGTCTTCGCCTAATAATAAATTTACAAATTGGCCATAAACTGTTCTAGAAGGTGATAAACCCGGAACATTATCATTATATAAAGTAGTTCCTTGACCATTCATATTTCCATATGCTATTGCAAATTGAATTTCAGCATTTTCATCTGAATCGGGGTCAGTATTATAAATGTTAATATAGTAAGGAGCACTAGGACCTGTTGTTTGAGCATCACTAGTAATAAAACTAGTTAAAGGAGTAACATTATCTGTCCATGCGGGAGTAATAATTGAGTCAGCACTCACTAAAAAATCCTCAGGATCTAATCTTTTAAATGACATGTTTTAATGTATTAACAATTTGTATTTTTATTAACTTGAACAGGAACTACTATTCTAGCACCACTGTCTCTACCAACAACTACTAATGAAGTAGATAATTGAGTCACACCTTCAGGAAATAAAGCATTTGTTGTTGTGGCAGTTAAATTAATAGTTGTACCAACTACTGTTTTAGAAACAGCTGCTCCTAAAGTTGTTGTTGAATTTAATGCGGTGGCTTGAGCTGTGTTGATGCCTACACCATTATAACTACTTAATAAACGTACATCACCAATAGTAGCTACATATCCTGATGATTCATAGGTTTGGGTTCCACCTAAATAATTAAGTGTTTGAGGTGTAATTGCGATTGAAGCACCTTGGTATAATGAAATTACTTGATAACCAACATCTAAAATAGGTAATTTAGAAGTACCTCTAGGGAGAGTAGTAAGTAAATATTTCATTGCTTGTGTTTCATCAGGAAATGCTTCTAATAAAGGCATATTATCAATTGCTTGACCATAAAACGCTGATCCAAGTGGATTATCAGGATCCCATAAAGTATAATCAATTTCATCATCTGCTAAAGCAAATTGTGTAATTCTAAAAGAACCATCATTTCTAGCTAACAATTCTCTACCTTTTCTTGTTAAGATGGCATCTACTGTAACTATTGAATTATTAAGATATCCCATTTTTTATAGATTATTTTTATTATAAATATTATATGTTTAAAAGTCTAATTTAACACGTATTAAAGCTTCAGTAGTGAAATCTTTTTTAAGTGGTTTTGATAGTTTAGCTACTGCTAATAATTCATTATTATCATTATACAAACCCACTGAAGTGATATATGTTGGAGGGGTTTTTATAAAATCATTATTTATAGCATTGCTTGAACCTGTTATGTTTCTAGTAGAGGAGATGAAATTATTTTGAGTTGAAAAATTAAATTCATTATTTCTAGCTCTACAAAATATATAATTTGATGTTATTATTTCTTGACTTTGAAGAGAAAATTCAGTTATATATTGTCTTAACCTTTCAGGATTATTCATGTTTTCATCACTATCTCTTTTCCAAGCGTTAGACTGTACAGTACTATTAAAAGATTCAGGATTTAATAATATAACCCCTATATCTGGGTATAGGTAACCATATGATACTAAACCTCTATAAGGAGCACCATCACCAAAGCTACCTGATCCCAAAGCATATCTTCTTCCAGCTGGGGTGTAGCTTAAACTAGATGGTAATAAACTATTATCAGTTATATACACATTAGGATTTTCACCTAAACCTTTAATACGAAGACTACCAGGTAAAATAGCTTGTTTATAACGAGTTCTATTAATTATAATAGCAAAAAACGCTTCTGTGGTAGTAGATTCTCCAAAATCAAAAGAGGCACCTTCATCTTCACCTAATAACAAATTTACAAATTGACCATAAACTGTTTTTGATGGAGATATTCCTGGATTTGCTGGGCTATACCATAATGATCCTGATCCTTTAGGATCACCATATGTTATAGAAAACTGAATTTCAGCGTTTTCATTAACTATAGGATCAAGATTATACACATCAATATAGTACTGGCCATTAGAAGAATCTTGTTGAAGACTAGATGTATAAAGAGATGTCAGTGAAGCTGTAAAATTTGACCAAGCAGGAGCTGATATTGAGTCAATTCCAAATGTAAAATCTTCTGGGTCTAATCTTTTAAATGACATATTTTAATATAAATATTATTGTATTATTTCTCTCTCAGTTAAATCTGTGATAATCTTATCATAATTATCTACTAATTCTTGAGATACAAATTCAGGTTGAAGAATACCTGAATATGCACCTCCAGGGGCATCTTTATTCACATCTAAGGTAATATATACTCCGTCATTTACCACTCGATAAACTATAAAATGATTTAAAGTTGAAGCATTAATATCACCTGTATCTAAATTACTTATAGCAGGAGTGACATATAAGGCTATTGTTGAAATACTCCCAAAATCTAATTCTCTAACTCTATATATAGTATGAATTCTAGTTTTATCATAATTAAATCTTATAAAATCTCCAGGTTTAATATCACTAAAAGGAATTTTAATTTCAGAAAAACCAAATTCAACTGAGGATGAGTCAAGATTTTGGATAAGATCTGATTCATATATAGAATAAAAAGATGGGTTCATGGTTAAAGTAGTATAACCACCATTATATGAATTATAAAAATTAGTTAAACCATCAATGTAGTCAGAATAAACAGCATTTACTCCTTCAGTTAAAAGTACTTGTTGTTCACCTTCAAAAATTGTACCGGCTGGGATGTCTTGGTATACATAAAAAATTGAATTAGTTCTTCCATCATCATTACCTTTGATTCTAATTTGGTTATCAGAGTCACCATTAGAAACTTTAGCTTGAACTTTAAAAACATCATTTTGGTTATAATCAAACCATGGACTAAAACCTGATGACCAAGTTCCTGATGCTCCATTAGATATAGTACTAATACCATCAGAATTAGTCATACCTGATTCCCATATTTGGGTACCATTTTTAAGAACACGGATCATTATATAATTTTCTCGATAAGTACCATTGGCAGGCCAACCTGCTTCAATATATAATCCAATTTTAAATCTTATACGAGTGGCTGTTTCTAAAGAACTACTTTGAATAATTTTATTAATTGAATCAGTATTATCCCAAACATTAGGATCACCTCCAGATAAAAAATTAAGAAAAGGAAGATCAGAATATGTAGTTTGATTAAAAGTATCTTGTGAACTTTGTTTTTGAAATTTAGCTGTCACATTAGCTACAGATATATTAGTGTTATATGTTGTTAATGGTCCAAAACTCATAGTAGTAATATAATCTGAGGTGTTTATACCATTTTCAGTCACTAGAATAGGTACTATTCTCCCAACATGGGCTATCCTATGAGTTCCTTGTAATATCTCAGCATTCGGTATTTCATCTATTGTAGGGTCAGGTTCTATTAGTTTAACAATAGCATTTTTACCAACTTCAAAATTATCTACTAAATTATATAATCCTACAGCTTGAGGACTATCAACTACTGTGTAAGGTTCAGGATTAACAACATTACCCTCAGTATCAATTAAATATTTTATAAAGTAAGCTGTTCCATCTATATATTCAGGACCTGTTCCCCCTACACCATCAAAATAAGCAAAATATGTTTGATTTTGTTCTGCGACTGCTTGTTTAGGAGTTGTTCCGTAATTAAATTTTTGAGAATCTAAAAGTAACAAAGGATTTTGAGCCATAATTTTTTATTTATTTACACAGGTATATTAAAATTGAGTGAGCTAGCTCTTGATCCATTATATCTAATATTAGACCAAGCTTTTGAAGAATAATTTGAATCTTGTACTGCTGCTTTACTAGCTGAAAGAGAAATAAGAGCACCAAAATTATATGGAGTTAAAACACCTGTTCCGTAGTCTACATCCATATAGTGGGTTGATGTCACATCTACTACTGTGTTATTAATTATAGGGTTATATTCATAATAATCCCAAACAATAGGATCTTTCCCAAAAGTATCTGGGAATAGGGTTATGGGTGCTAGAGCAGGGAAAGGATTATTATCAGGGGATGTCCAAGGTAAAGGTGTAGGAGTAGTAGAATATCCATAGAAAACACCTCCATCATCTTCAGCAGCTTCTCCCACAGGAACTGTAATATACCAAAAATTTGTTCCTGTATAAAAAGGTATAGTGACTGTTTGTAAATACTGTAAAACATTACTATAATCATTTCCTCCAGCATTAGTTCCTATTTTTATATATTCTATAGTATATCTATAAATCGGTACAGGAGGTACTCCAGTAAGTGTATCTGTTCGTTCTTTTCTTACCCAAACATATACATCACCACCTGAGGGATTATAATCATTTATAAAATCAGAAAATCTAACGTTATTACTATAATAATATGCTACTTGACGTGAAGGATTATTAATAGTTAACGGGGCATCAGCATATTTGTATGAGTTATCAGGATTTAATTCTCCATTGGTAGCCACTGTAGGGTAATAAGGTAATTCTCCATTATAAAATTCAGCTTGATCATCATGAGTGAATAAAACAGGACCTGTAGGGGTTATAATTGTTTCAACCCAAGATTGAGTATTATTAACACTAGGTGTTAAGGAATTATAAGCATCAAAAGTACCACCTGTTCCTCCCTCAATAAAAGCAGTATTAATTAATCCATTATATATACTACTACTAAAGAAAACTTGTGGTTGAACAATTTTACTTCTTTCTAATAAGTGTGGTTTAATAGTAATACCTGATTTTAGATTTGTCCTTGCGGGTATAAAATCTTTAATCATATTAAATAATGAATTATCAAAGTATTTTATTAAACGAATATAGGTTATAGGTTTAAGTTCATTATTATTTAATAAACCAAGAGCCTCATCTTGTAAATCTGGGTAGTAAGGTAAAAAAGTTTGAGTAGGATCTCCAATATATGTTCCTATATCAAAATTAGGTAAATTACCAGGTTGTTTAATGAAATTATCTATATCATTCTGAGGAGAAAATGTTATTTCTACTGTGTTAACACTAGGGGATAGACTATCAGCTGAGCCTATGTAACTATTATAATTTTGTAATATACTTTGTTGAGGTGATAGAACAAATTTGGGGATAAAAGCATAAGTACCATCTGTAGTATTTGGGGGTATGATTGATGCAAATGATCGAGACATTTGAGCACTAGTCAATATTTGAATATTATCAGTGACAATATCTTTAATACCTGTTACAGATTTAGCAGGATTCCATTCACCTCCAAATTCTCTTATAGTTAAAATAGAGCTAGTGATACCAAACATACTGATGATGTTTTGTAAGCCGGCTACTGTTCCTTTTGATTTTAATAAATAAGGTAAATTATGATAAATACGTTTATACATTTCCTTATTAACATCATCTATGGGTGTATAAAGAGACTGATCTGAAATAAATCTATAATCATCTATAAATTCCCCATCATATCCTGTTGGGAGTGGGTTTGGTGAATTTGAACGAGTATAACTCCCAGGATTAAATCCTGTGAATGCGTCAAATAAATCACTCACTGAAAAATTATTTTGGTAGATTTTTAACCCAAATGATTTAATAGCATCTGCTACTAGATCTTTAGATATACCAAATTCTAAACGATTATCTCCACTATAACGATTTGAAACATCTTTATAATAAATCCATATATTGTCATAGAACTGACCAACCATATCTACAAATACTCTATACGGATCATTTTGAGGGTCATCTGTTAGGTAAGTAGGTATAGTATTAATTAAATAATCTTTATTAAGAGCATCATAAAGTGAAGCACTTGCTATTGAGGATGAATACCAATTATTAACAGGAGTTGTTCCCCATAATCGTAATTCATATGGAGGTGTTAATGTGCTTTTAGGATAAGCATTAGAGCCTGAATTGTAGTATAAATAATACTCAAATCCATCAAAATTTTTAATTATATTAGATATTTTTTCTTGTAATATAACAGCACTTGTATTATCCGCGGTAGTAACTTCTTCTACTAAACTTAAACTTTTATTATATTCTTCTAATAATTGAACTTTATATGTAAAATTTTTAATGCGAGATTCCGCAGATGAAAAATGAACAAAATTTGAAAAATCAGTATAATCAATTCCTACACTAACACTTTTATCTTCTAAATAAGAAAGAATTTGATCATATGATGATACTAAACTTGTATTTAATAATTGTTCATAATTGATATAGCTAGTTGAGTTATTAGTTCTATTCTTAATAGGTAAATCAAAATTTGGGCTTTTAAGAGTAGGATTAGTAATTCTAGGAACTATTACTTCAGGTTGGAATTGTATATTAAAAGCTAAAGGATCAGCTGTTTGAGTCACAATCCATAATGTATCTTTTAATCTAAACTGAGTAGGTAACGGTTCATATAGATTTATTAGAATTTCATATTTAGGTTTAGTGGTATCAACTAATATGTTATTAGCTATAACTAAATTATTACTACCAAAATTTAAATAAAAATCTTGAAAATATTCTGGGTTGGAGTTTAAAACATTTTTAAAATCATTAACAGAAATTTCTAAAGAAGTATTAGTAAAATTGTTAGTACCTAATCTTAATTCTGTTCTATCACCTGAAATTTCTTTTATGTAAAAAATTCTATCATTAGGAGATGAAGATAATTCTTTTCGCAAAAAACTATAAATAACATTATATTCACCATTAGTGAAACCTCTAGTTCTTAATTCTTTTTCAGGATTTAAATCAACATTAAACGAAGCACCATTACTAGCGTCAGTACTGGTTATAGAAATATTTTCAAGATTTTGATCTGTTATTTGAAATTCTTGATTTGGGGATAGTATTGTAAATTCAACATAATCTCCTTTACTAGGGTCAAAAATAGAGCTAATTATCTCAGGTGATAAAACAGATATATCTTGAGATGAATAGGTTTGGAGTTCCAATGTAATTGGATCTATGTTATTTATAATGGTAGCCATTTATTATAATGTTGGAACATTTATTGAAGTTGGAACACTAGCTGAAATCTGTAGTGTTATTAATTGTTGGTTAGCCGCTAATAAATCTTGTCTTAGGATAGTTATTTCATCTAATAATGCTTGAACATCTTCACTAATCTGATCAGCATTTATGTAGTCTCCACTTTTAGCTACTATATAAGCATGAGAATTTGTTTCACCTTGTGATGGAATATCATAAAAGATAGCATTGTAAAGATTAAAAAATTCAGTTACTGTTATAGTATCTTCTAAAGGGGGTGGAGGTATTGATACTTGGGAAAATGAAGTATCAATAGTATTTTCATACGCCTCTTTATTAAAAACTGTTCTATTTAAAGGATAATTAGCCATTTATAACTTTAAAATAATAATTATCATCAAAAATTAATGTTGAACCATCAATAACGGTTTTAATTAAAATTTTATAATATCGTTCAGGTTCTAAACCATTCATATATAATGTAAAATAACTCCCTTGACTATCAGCGCTCAGTTGAGTATATTGGTCATCAAAATCTATGACAACTTCATTAGTGTCCAAGTCTTTTATTGAAAAATATGAAGAAGTTGGTAAATAATAATTTGTAGTATAAAGTGAAGATGTTTGGAATGCCCTAGCAGGATATGTTGGTCTACTATTTACTCTAAATCTATTTACACTTTCAGGATAAAACACACCTGGATTTTCATCTAAAGCTACAGTAGCATTAGGAGTATTTAGTATATTATTAGTAGATGATCCTGTATTCCAAACATAATCTCTCCATCTAAATTCTAGTTGTGGTGGATAAATAGTATGAGTATCTCTAGAAAAGAATTGCATTTTAATTTGATAATTCTCATCATCAATAAACTCAACAGCTTGTTTAGCTATCAGACCATTATTTTCTATAGTACCACTATACCATGCTTTAACCATATTAGTAATATCAGTATTGATATCACCGGTTTCAGTATAAGCAAAACTTTGGGTTGAAAAAATTGGTAATACAGTAGAATTAGAAGATCCAGTATACCAATTGCCTCCACCTAAAGTTCCACTGTATGATGCTGTCACATTAGCTGGGAAACTAGTTGTAGTCCAGGCATTACTACCAGAATATGATCTCCATCCCCAACTTACACCATTTTGAACTTCAGGAGAATAATTATATTTTCCTGTACCCATGTTCCAAGAACCATATATTGGGTAGAATTCAAGTTGGGTATCAAGGTTTAATCCTTCTAATTCTGCTAAAAATCCTCTAAAATATGCTTTCCAACTTAAGTCACTAATTTTATTAGTAATGATATCATTAATCTCAGTATCAGAAAACTGTACTAAAAATCTGCTAGTTTGAGGTGAGGTTGAAGCATTAATAACTGAGGTTGATGTTTCTATAATTTCATCTAACCCAGTATTTCTGCTGGGGTATAATGAATATATAGTAGCATCTTTAGTAGGAAAAATCTTATAAACTGCCATTTTTTATTATAAATATAAAAATTATAAAGATACAACACGTCCTTTAATATCACTATCAGGATATTTAACTTCAAAAATCATTGGGTCTACAGATGGATAAATAACATTATTTTGAGTAGCTCCAATAACATCATAAGCATAAATTGAGTAATTAGAACCACATTTGTTAGTCACACTAACATTTTTAACTGTTTGAACACCATCTATTCTATCAAGCATAACATAAATATCTTTTAATATGATAGGTTCATTCATTTGCCATTTGTCAATATTAAAATAATCTTTAACAGCAGTTATACATTTAAATAAAATATCATTGTTATTATAATTAGGTAAAACTATGATATCAAAATCTACCCCAATATTAATAACAAAACCATCTCTAATTTTAATAGAATCATTAACTATTCTATATTGAGAAAGATATGTTTTTAGATTTTGTTTTAAACTAGATGTGGCGTTTTTTAATTTTTTATTACTATCATAAGCTAAAACATATAAGTTAATAGATGATAATGATTCACCTGGGAGTAGGTTTTCTATTTTTTCAGGTTCAGCATATATTTTAGCTAAAGATCCATATTGGGGAGGTAAACTCATAGCTCTAACTAAGTAGTCATCTTGAGTGACTGATCTTAATTGAGCTCCAAAAGCAGCTAAAGAGTTTTGTTTTATTTCTTCTGCAGTATCACCGTCTGATCCACCTGAAGCTGCTGTTGAGTTTTGAATTGTCACAGAATTTCTAACACCTTCTGCTAAATCATTATCAGGTATATCTTCATTAGGGGTAGTTATATTATCAATATTAGATATACTAGCAAAAGCATTAGCAGGTATATTAGCAGCTACACCACCACCAGTTAAATACCTAACTGTTAAAGTAGTGCTAGAAGGAGCTATACCATAAGTACTAGTATATAAAAAATTAGCTGGGTCATAAGCTGTATATAGATACTCATTTGTGGAGAAAAAGTTTCCTACGTTTGTAGGGTTGGGGATAACTTCTTCTTCAACATTAGCTGTAGTTGTACCTGCTCCAAATTGAATTTGAAGAGTTGTAGGTGATGTAAAACGAGTTACAAATCGTCTAGGTGCTTTTTGGAGTTGCAATAAATAAGGAACTTCTCCTTTATCAGAATTAGTATTATTTATATTATCATAAACCATTTCTTGGGCTAGATATGGTACTTCATACCATTTATTACCACCACTATCTTCTATATCTAGTATACCTACTATATCAGTGTTATTTATTTCTACGGTTTGAAAACGTTGTGGGGCACCAAAAGTAAAGGTAGTAGTTTGTATATTAGCAGATATTGCTTTACGAGTTTTTTTAAGAATATAAAACTCTGGTTGGTTTGTAGTTGTGTCTATAGTTAAGATACTAACTTGAGTAGGATCTAATGAACTTGAAAAAGTAAAATCAACTGTATCTTGAATTATAAAGTTTGTAGTTCCTACTAAACTTGATTTTAAAATTGTATTATTGTTAATAAAGACAGCGTACCTATAATCAGGAGCATACCCATTAGGTGTTGATATAGATGGAATTTGTTGATACACATCAACATCAACTATTGCTACTCCTGTAACTTTAGGCTTATAACCTAACATATATGCTAAAGTGTAAAGATTATTTTGTTGTCTAGCATATTGTATAAAATTTTCTTGAATCTGGTTATCAAGATAAAATGATAAAACATCACCAACATAAGCTGACATTTCCAAGAATAACATACCTGGGGATGAAGGTGAGAAGTCATTATAAGTTGATGGGAAATAAGTTTTGGTGTATTCAATAAGAGAATTTCTTAAATCACCAAAATCTTTATTTACATATTTTATATCTCTGTTTTCAGCAGCCATGTTTAGAATATTATTGTTATATTTTGAGCCTCACTACCATAAATTGAATAGACAATATCTAATTGAATAGCATTATCCTCATAAGCGGGTGTTAATGTTATAGAAATAACATTTACACTAGGAAAATTATCTCTAATATCATTAGTAAGTTTTATCTCTAAAGCTCTTAAATTTGATTCTGTTATATTTTCAAATATGAATTTTCTTAAGTTTGATCCAAAATTAGGATTTAATACACGTTCACCCTTATTTGTTAAAACATAATTAATTATATTTGATTTAATTTGATCTACAGTTGTATAAGTTGAATTAAATACTGAGTTTCCTGTTGAATATATTGGGGAAAATTGTTCTTCATTTGGAGTAAAAGTAGTTTCACCAATGGAAGCTGTGTATAAAAGATTATTAAAAGTAGTACCTTTACCATTAAAAGGAATAGACACCCCAACAGCTACTCGCTTGTTTATATCTAAAGGATGCTTGTTTGGTAATCTAATCGCCATTATTTAGTCATTAATCCCATTATTTGGTTTAAACTTACTTCACCACCAGGTAAACTTGAACCTTCACCTACTGTACTAACAGGAGGAGGAGTATATGCTGGTTGAGCATGTGATGAATTAGCAGTAATCATAGTATCAAATTCACCTCCAATCATAGCTCTTAAATTACGTTTAAGATCATGGTTTACATTAGTAGCGATTCCCATTGGTGCTTGATAAGCAGGGGTGTATGTTTCTTGCACTACAGTTTTAGGTGATTTTACAGCTTCAAGGAGTATATCTTTAATTTCTTCTTGAATCGCTTCACGAACTGCTTCTTTAATTAACTTTTTTAACATATCTGTTTTCATAGTTATAAATATTTGGTTATTCAGCTGTTAACTGAGGGTTTGAATCTATGATGAATTTTAGTTGGTTGAGTAAAACTTGTGGGTCAGATGCAAATGATGAATCTGTTTTTAGTATTGGGATGCCTGTTTTGGTTAGCGCTTGGGCAAAACGACGAGGATATTTACTAGAGTTAGAAGCATCAAGTTTGATCTCTAATTTAAATCCTTTATAAGTGTTATCTTCTTGAGTTGCTTGTATCACATTACTATTACTTATTCCAGTTGATTGATTAACAAAACTATTTAATTCAGTATTAATAGTCTCAAAAGGTATATCTTGTTCTTGAGCACACTGTTGTATTAAAATATCTAAATTATTTAAAAGTCTCAATACTATACCTAAGACAGCTCCAAAAGCTGCTAAAGCTAAAGTAACAATACTTATAACAACATTTGCTTTTTTTAAAGCATCTTTTAGCTTATCTTTACCAGATCCTGTTAGTTCTATAACACCTGTAGTTAATGGGGGTAAACCGACTGGGAAAGTAAATGGAGGGATACCAGTTGCGGGGTAAGGTAATGTTTCTATGATTAATATTCCCGCTTGTATAGCTGTGATAGCTATATTGGTCACAGATAATATTTTAGATAAAGTAGTGATGGTTTTATAAGCGTTATTGATTTGTTTAACAAGTTTATTTCTTTTATTTATTAATTCTAATATTTTAGCTTGACTAGGACAAGATATCTGGTCTTTTATTTTGTCTAAAGGTATTTTAGAGACAATAGCTTGAAGAGCTACAGCTCCAAAAGGAGCTAATAGTTTAATAATAATAGGTATAATTGTTTTTTTAAGTTCTTCTTTTTTATTATTTGCTGAATTGGCTAGTCTCTCTTGTGGGGAAAGTTCAGAATTACCTTGTTGTTTAATTAGCTTAGTTTCCTCAGTTAGAATTTCTTGATTAAGTTTATTAGTAGCGGTATCTGTCACATCTGGAGTGGTTGATACAGTCACACGAGGTAAATCATATTGTTTACCTTCTTCACCAGTTATATCTCCTCCAGTTTGTTGTATATTAGTAACTTCCCTAATTTCATGTCCTTCTTTTGAAAAAGTTATAGTTGAACTTTTAGGATCAAAAGTAGAAGGAGCCATTATTTCCCAATTTCCATCTTTATCAGTCACAACAGTTACAGGTTCCTCAATTTCTGAGGGGTCCATTTCTTTTGAACTATCAAATTTAAGATTTATTATATTATACTCTGTACCTTTTTCACTCCATGCTTTTTTTAAAGCATCTGTGTTTATATAATTTGGTTGGGGTGGTGGATCAACTTTATATTTGTCTGTTCTAGTCCCATAACTGGGATATTTGCTTAGTAACCATTTTCTAAAATCATCACTTTCAGCTGATGTTTTAAAAGGAGTATTTGGATATCCTTGAATTTCAGGGGTTGATGGAGTGGGAGATGAGGGTTTATCTATAGTTTGTTGTGTAAGCTGCTGATTAGTGATGGAAGAAGCTTTTTTTCTAGCTGTTTCTTTATCAATGGAATCAGCTATGATATTTCCTTGTTCATCTTTAACTTCATATTTTCCTGTAGTTTCATTAAATGTAGGTTCATTTAATTTTGTTGTTTTTGGAGGATTTATTTTTACTACTGCTCCTGCTACTGGTTGGCCTTTTTCATTTTTAACTGTACCTGAGATTTTATTTTGGGTTAGGTTAGGTGTTCCTTTAGGTCCAACATAATATGTAGGGAAGAATAATGGAGGTTTATTTGAATATTCAACTCTAGTTTTTATTAAAACTATAACAACATCTTTAACTGTTATTTTTGTTTTTGAAGGATTAGGGCCTTGACCTCCATAGTAACCACTATTACCTTCACCTGTAGTGACATATCCATGTACTGTACTTTTTTTTGTGATAATAGGGAATGAAGCAAATTCTAAGCCTAAAGCTTGAACAGCATCTTCTAAATTCTTTTGAGAACCTTCATTTTCTCCAGCTATATATTTTCTAACATCTTTTCTCTTATTAAGAACTAACCAATCACCTAATTTGGATTGAGTTTCTTTATCTAACTTTTGGTTTAAATTAAGATTTAAAGCTTTGACAGCTGCTTTAAATGTATCAGGTATAAGTTGATACCTACCAATAGCAAATAATCGTTTACCATCAATAAGTTTTATATATGATTGAGAATCTAAAATTTCTTGTACTGTTAAAGAAGTAACAGGAGGATTAGTAGAAATACCACCACCTCCAGAGTTTCCATAATTATATACATTATACCCATCACCTGTTTTATCAACATTAATACTCTCAACAGATGCTATAAGATCTTTTAATATATTTAATCCTGTTTGGTTAGCCATATGGGTTATTATCTTTTACTTCCTTGGTTTATATAAACCTGATTGGAAAGAATCTCTTTATTATTAAGAGTATTTTTAAAATTAGTGCAAGCTGATTTTAATATAGGGCCAGCTGAAGTTAATGTAGCTACCGGACCTATAATAGCTACATTTGTTGTCATAGCTTCAGCTACTATTTCTATAGATTGAATAAATGTTAAAAGAGCTTGAGTTAATTTTTCACCTAATACAGCTGATTGAAGTTGAATTCCTTCACTACCAAATGAAGATCCAAGATATAATTTGGGGGCAGCTAAAGTGATTTGATTAACAGCATCAAAATTAAGTGTAGTATTAGCTGAAAGATGGATTGATTTGTTAGAACTTAATATAATATCATCTTTTTTAGAATTAAACACTAATTGGCCTGAATTGAGTAGTATCTGGTTTCCTAGATAATTTTGGTTGTTAGGGACTTGATCTATATTAGATCCATATGAATCAGGTATATTGCTAGATAGAATTAAAGGGATTTGTTGTCCTGCTGTTAAATAAATAGAAGATTTATCTATATTAATATTTTCTAAAGTAGGTACCCATGAGTCAGTGTTATTATTCACATTTTTAGATCCATCATCTTGTCCATTTCTTATAATAGTAATAGGAGATCCATCTCTACCAGCTCTAGACCAATTATTAGGATAATCTACATCACGAACTGTTGATCCAAATCTAATAGAACTACCAAAGCGTCCTTCATAGATTATATCCCCTTCATATGGTAAAAGAGGATAATTATTTAAAACATTATTTTCATTAAAAGTATATCCTAATTCTATATCAGTATCTTGGTCAGTTATTCTTCTAACAGATCCTGCTTCTACTAATGGATATTCTTTATTTTCTAATTCAGGAGTAATATTTGATGATGGAACAGCATTATGTATTTGGCTATTCCAAACATTTATTGGGGGTAAATAATAAGCAGATACAGCTGATGTATTTTCTGTAATGTTAGGGTCTGCTAGATATACTATAGGTACTAATTCATTAATTAAAGGATACTGTTTAATATTAGGGAAAGCAGGATAAGCAGGTATAAGGACAATTTCTTCTTTACGGTTAGGTTGAATTGTAGGTTCAATGAAGATAATACCTATACTGTTCCAACCTCCGAATTCATCAAAGCGAGGATGAGAATCATTTAATATAATATCTCTAACTCTACTAGAAATAATAACATTAGATGATGTTGAAGATTTAACATCAAGTTTAGGAGCATTAAATTGAATAACACCACCAATGTTATTTTTAAATTGGTTAAACATTACTCACCTCCTTCTTTAAACTTGTCTATTTCAGCAAGTAATTGAGCTTTTTCTTCCTCAGAAATACCAAAACCACCTTCAGCGGTTCCGTTATTATTCATAATACGTTGGATAATAGTAGCCATTTTAATTAATTGTTCATCATTTTTAACACTTATTTCTAAGTATTCTTTAATTAAAGGAACAATCAAAGTAGCATCACCTATTTCATTTACTAGTGGTTTTAATTCTGATATTAAAGCAGAGATTTGTTTATCTTTTTTCTTTTGATTATTATATATTTCTTCTAAAATATCAGAAAATTTCTTACCACCAAATACAATATTATCTAAACCATTCATGATACATGTTTAATAATAAATATAATTATGGGAAATTTGTATACCCATTTTCTAAATAAAAATAATAATGTTCTTTAAACATATCATATAATTTATTAGCTATTTTAGTGATTTTTGGGGTTTTAACATCAATTATTTCTCGAATGTATATATATAATGCTTTTTTATTAAATATTTCTATACTTTCTCTTTTACGAAACAATTCTAAAATGGCATCTGCTATCTTAGCATCTCCTTCTTTAGGGAAAAGAGTATAAATATTTTTAGAACAATATCCTGTAAACTCATCTAAAAATAAAGAAAGTTTATCTATAGGATCATCTGATAATGAGTAACTATATTTCTCATCTGATTCTAATTCTTCAATTGGGGCTTTATCTACTCGTTTTTTATAATTTTTGGTATTTGAAATAATTAAATAACGTTTAGCAATAGTTCCAAAGTATGAGTAGGCTTTAGCTCCTTTTTCTGGGTTGAAAAGATGTATTTTAGATAACAAAAATGAAATTACTTCATGTTGTAAATCTTCAATATTGCTTACCTCAGTATAATAGAATTTAAAAGTATGGATAATATTTTCTGTTAATTTAAAAAACGCATAATGGATACGCTCACGATATATTTTACTTCTTAATTCAAAATCTAAAGTATTATTATATTCAATAATAGCATTTTCTGTTTCTTGAGTGAAATACATTCCGCTTGTTTTTGGTTTAATTATTATCTCACTACTCATAAATTTTTAATATTAAATTGATTTAAAATACTTTGGATTTGTTTAACTGATTCAAAGAAAAATCCTATCTCATCATCTGATTTAAATGATTCTCTAGCATCTACTTCTTTAAGTTTTTTATCTGAAAGATCAATTACATCAGAGATTTTGTTTAGATAAGACATATACCCCATTAGGATATCTTCTTGTTTTTCATTTTTTCTAAGTAAGTTAAAGGTCGTGTATCCTAAGATCACGACCATCAAACTTAATATAATAATTGCTATAATCATATATTATCTAGTAAACTTTTTAATCCTTCACTCTTGATATTACCTAAAGCTTTAGTCTTAACAGGTGATTTCTTGTTCTTCTCAATAGTGAAATTTGATGAATTACTTTGGGTTACTTCGCCTTTAAGTTTAGGCATCCATACTTGCTCGAACTCAATACGTGCTGCCATTAAATCCGCTTGATGTACAATAAATACTAATGCAGTACGTGGTTTTGTTTCTGGTGACCAAGACATTAGATATGACTTGTTAGCATCATCATATAAACCATCATGTAATTTAATTGCTAACATTTCGTTTCTGGAGAATGTAATGCCATGAGACATAAGTAAATGTAATCCACGATCTGGTACTGACATATATTCAAGACGATCATTAAATTTATAGTCTTCACCTAGTTTTTCTTTACGCCATTGGTCTGTCTGGGGAATATATGATTCATTTTGTTCATCTCCCATTTTACCTAAGTCATGATTTAAAGAAGCAAATACTAATTCTTCAACTGTATATGTTGAAGTATCAACTCCCATTTCAACCCAAACTTTATTTAATTTGAGAGCGCACTGTACTACTCGTAATACGTGATCCACATAACCACCTGGGAATGCATTATGATATTCTTTTTTATGAGAAGCAGGCATAAGCATAATACGCTCGGCATACTGTTCATAAAATGCTTTTAATTCAGAACATCTAGGTTCAGAGATATGTTCATCAATGATGGACAAAAATTTGTTCCAATTGTCTTGGATTTGTTCTGCTGTTAATTTCATCGTGCAGCAACATTTAATTCATAACCATCAACAGGCTCGCTTTCAACATAAGCTCTAGCTTGTTCAATTGATTCTCTAATACGTTCTAGAGCAGCCTTATATTCTTCAATAGGCTGTTGTTGGTTAACAATAAAGTTAAGTTGGTTTGTCAATCCCTCAATCTTATTGAGTTCATGTAAAATACTGTTTCTATGTTTCATATATTTGTTTTTAATAACGTTATTACATTATCACGTTTCTTATCTCTACGTTTTAATGTTTTCCTTATAACTCGTAATTATACAATACTAAAAGAAAATTACGGGGCCAAATTATTTTTAAGAGAGATTTACTATGTCTTGAATTTGTTTCAAGAATATACATCTTTCATATTCTTCTACACTTTCAAAATATATTAAGGCCGCGTCTAGTGTTTTTTTAAATACATCATCTGAATATAAATGAATGCAATCAAGATGTGTTTGGTTGGTAGTGTCTAATTTAAATAGATGATTATAAGCTTTATCATAAACCATATATCCACTAACTCTTTCAACTTCATCAACATCCAGATCTGGATTAGCATCCCCTAAAAATTTAATTAATTGCTTAGCAAATGTTTCATAATTAGTAATTAATCTTTTAAACATTCCTATCCAAATTACAGGACTATCAGACAAATCTATCTGTGATATAATCTCTTCAGGTTCTTCAGGAGACTTAAATAAACTAAATATTTTGTTAATATTCATACATTATACATATGGTTAAAACTGGTTTTTAGTGGGTTTAATAGTACCACTTATACCTTATACATATTGTAATATAACAAGAAAAAAAGCGGCTAAAAGCCGCTTTAAAAAGTAAGTTTAAGTTATTATTATCCTTTAATTAATTGCTTTGGGGGAGCACCTAGTGCTTTATCAAATCGTGAGTCTGTATATGAACGACACTCAGCAATTTGTCTATAAACATTTTCAAATTCATAAGATGTTTGACGTTCTGTATCTTCAAATTTTTTATAAACTTGTTGAAGATTATAGTCTCTATCTCGAGTACCATTATCTATCCACTCATGAGTGGCTTTTAATTCAAATGTTAATTTAATAATCTTAAATATACCCCAAATAATCACAGCTATAATAGCAGTTGCAACTATCGAGAGCATACCTAAAACGAAAGATGTTGTTTCCATAATTTGTTTCTCCTTTATTTCAATGAACTTACTTTTTAGTGCACCTTACAGGAATCGAACCTGTGACCTACTGATTATGAGTCAGTTGCTCTAACCGTCTGAGCTAAAGGTGCTTATTTACAAATCGCATCTGCTACGTATGAAGCTACTACTGCGTTTGGTTTACATCGAGGTGTATATCCCATTGATTCAACATAACCTAGAGCTGCTCGTAACACTTGATTTGATTTATATTTTGGGTCTGGGTTTAGATCTATGTCTATAAAATTAGGTTTTGGTACCCCATTTTTAACTAAATAATTAGCTATTTGTAATGAATACTCTACTTCATTCCATAGTCTACTAAATCTATCTCTAATAAGAGGGACTATATCTTTAACATATAAAACATGTCCCCCCTTACTAGTATTATGTAATACAATCACTGTTGCAAAAGTAGTATTTCTAGTATTTTGAGAATCACTACCTATGAAAATACTTGTATTACTATTTTTAGATAAAAAGTCTTTAATATATGGGATTAAATCAATCTCATTTCTGGTTGTCAATGACTTGAATTTTAAATCCATATAAAACTGTTTATCATAAATAATATAATAAAAAATTTTTAATTACCAAGTTTTATCTGGAGAGTAGATTCTAAAGAAATGGTAAGATACTCTGAATTTAGGAATGTCAATAACATAAAAATTAAAACAATCCCAAAATCTAGTAGCATATTTACCTTCTAATACTCCATTGAAATACACCTCAGTTGAACCTGAATGAAGATCACAAATAAATTTCAAAGCATTATTTTGAATAATATATATGTCTTTATCCTCAATTAAATCAACTTTATATATTTGATCTGTTCTAGATAAAGACGCCCCAATATTAGTCATCTCAGTACTAGGGCCAGGAAGAAACAATCTATATTCTTCGTTTTTAAATCTTTGATTTATGAATGTAGATTGAGAATATAATGAAACCTTTATTAGTAGTGCTAGAAGCACAAGTAGTGTTTTCATTATAATGTGTTTATAATAAATATTATAAACTTAGTACCCCTACCTGGACTCGAACCAGGAATAACAGATTAGAAATCTGTGGTTATATCCCTTTAACTATAGAGGCATAAACCTATATTCACTCACACCGGGTGCTGCAGTTTACGCTGAGTATTGCAAATATAGGGGAATTGAGAGCGACTCAATTCTTTAGTGATCAAGGTAGGATTCGAACCTACACGGGCTGCCATTATAGTAACCTGGATGTATACACATACCTTTTTTTACCCACAGTGCTATAACCATCTGTCGCGTCTTACCAATTCCGCCACTTGACCTAAGTTAATCTTTTAGATTATCGTACTTACAACATGTCAAATAATAATCAATAATGTTCTCTTTAGAAACATTAATTCCTTTATGCAATGTTCTAGAAACTACCACCCACAACTCATCTATGTGGGCGGTAATTGGTTCTAGATTCAGCTCTTTGTTTATTAGCTGATGTAATTCTTGTTTACTATTAAGCTGCATATTCAACTGCAAGTTCATATAGTTTAGCATTCAAATCAAGGTCTTGTTTAAAATTCTTAATTTTTCTTGCTTTACGCAACTTAGTACCTGATGTGTATTCAAACATACCATGTACTAGTTTCTCTTGAACCACATTAAATACACTCCATAAATCATTACCATTATCTTCAGGGCGAGTTGGTGTAACCAAATCATCAAAATCGATTGTAATGTTTTCTAGTTGTTCAACTCCAAATCGAATTGCAGCTGCTTTTTTAGCAAACTCAGCAATTTGTTCTTTGCGGAGTTTCTTTTTCTTAAATTGATTCATTGATTCAACTGTCAGTGGAAGTTTTTCAACCATTGTACCAATAACATTCTTCAATTCTTCAAAATCATATCCGTAGTGACGAATCTTAAGATTTTCAAACTCCTTAGAGCAAATAACCAAACCATTCTCACACACCATACGGAACAAACCAGCTGTGAAAGTAAATGCGTTTTTACCATCATGGCTATTAGTCAATAGAATCTGTGGGTAAGCATGATCACCATCTTCTCCATTAATGACAATATCATTATTACGGAACACAACTAGGTGTTTTTGGTAACCATCGCCCTTACGAGCGCGAACTTCTTTTGCATCAACTACTCCCCAACCTAGCTTTTCCATATCCTGAATGATTTGGAAGGTTGAAATGTGAGCATATTTTTCACTAGTACCTGGAGCACCTTTAGCTGTGAAAATTGATTTTGCTTTGTTTTGGATTTCTGACTCTGTCAAAAATGTGTTGCTTTCAATGTTTAACATAACCTTTATTATTTATTTTAATTATTAATTTATATCTAAATATAACATCCTTTTCCTGTGAAGCCAAGCCTCCTGTTAAAGACTTTCAATCAAGTAACAAATTCGTTGAATAGTATCGTGTTTCTTCATACGGATATCCATTCTGTACGGTTCCAAATCCAATGTTTTATCCATTTGTTTTACCTGAATTGCCATAAACTTTAACTTCTCTGTGGTAGATCCTTCAATTTCACCCTCCAAAACCATATCAGGGAATATAATATTTGGTTTTTCTGTTGCTTTTCTACCACGTTTCTTTGGTTCTGTTGTGGTAGTTGTGTTCAATTGAATTTCTACTTCTTTTACTTTACCCGTTCCTGGTGGGCGACCTCGACGTTTTTGTTCCATAACCTTTATTTGTGTTTAATTATATAATAAATAATGCTGTTAGAATCCAATAAATTAATACTTGACCAATATATCCAAATTTTTGTTCTTGGAATGATGTGCCTTCATTTCTTTTTTTAGCATCAATACGTACATGTGATATTGCACAATATGCCATCCAAATATATGCTACTGTTGCTATCATATTAAATAAACAAACTTGTAATAAACAAACCTGAATAAATTACTCCATATATCAAAGTGAATAATACTACATCTGTTTTGATCTTATAGAAAGCATATTTCCATCCCATTACTTGAAAAAACAACTTAAATGTGAAACTTTTAGTGTGGAGATACATCATATGAAAACATGTGATGATTCCAATAATACACATTGCATTTTTTACACTCAAAAATTCCTTTGTAATTTCAATTGTTTCCATGTGCTTTTAATTTATATCTAAATATAACATCCCTTCACCCGGAAGCCAAACAAGAGGTAAGGGAAGTGTGGAAGATCCACTAGAACGTTGAAAATTAAATAGGTATAACGTCTAAATCCTTAGTAATTACAAACAACACATTACTAGCTTTCACCAGGATAGCTTCAGGTTTAGCGTTAGCTATTACATCATGGTAAATCATTTTATCATCATTGATTACTTCTTCCAATGAATTACTTTCACCTACCATTGTATCAAATTCTTCACCTGATCCTTCATAAGTGTATATCCCATACTCTCCTTTACTTAATGATAAACCGTCTAAATAATTCTGTAGTTTTACCATTTCAGGAGTAGGGTTAGTACTAGCTACATAGCTGACTATATCTTGTATTCCTATAATTTTATCATTTTTAGCATCCTCGAGAGTTAGGGGAGCATAGAATCCACCTGTTTCTACTCCAAAGAAACCTCCAAGTTGAGTGGCTGGATAAATTTTGTTTGTCCAAATGGCTCTTGAACCTTCATAAAGGATGTTATCGGAAAAGAGGTTACCATAATGAACTAAAACCATGTAGTACATCAAAGCACCTAAACCTTGACCTCTATAAAGTTTACTAATATATGTTAAAACAATCTGCCCTCCCTCTAATCCATAAGGTTTACCCTTCACATCTTCTACATCAACAGAACCAACAATATATTCCTTCCAGGTCTCAGCAGATGGTTTTACCAGGTATTTTGTAGTACCATCAACACCAGTTGGTTCTATCATTTTATACTCACCAACCTCAGATAATTCTTTATATTGTAATTTAGACTCATCTACAGGACTATCATCACCCACCATTAAGTCAAAGTTATAAAAGAAACTCTCCCTCAATTGATCATCATTAACAAATGCTTGGCCTAGACTTCCTTTACGTATATCTAGTTCTCGGAGTAAATCAGTTAGTTTTATCATATCAATAAATATTCTAATAAACAAAAGAAAACCCCGATGAGTAGCGAATTCATCGGGGCTCTAAGTAGCCTAAACTACAACGGTCCTAAGCCGTTATCTTCAAATTCATATATACATATATAAAGAAAAAGGCCCCCACATGTGGACCTCTCACCACCACACTTTAATACGTATATATAGATATACTAATATATGATTGGATTACCTACTTGAAATATAGCGCCTATTTCTCGTACTTTATCAAATGCAGTTAGTGGATCAATTTGAAAAAATTCTCTTTCATTACCATGATCGGATGATATTCTCTTGTCGGAGAAACATTTGTGTACTTGTTGTTCAACTCTAAATGCATTACCTTTGGATACGGGGAGAGCAAATTTAGGGACCCACTCATGTACAGTGGCGGTAGCATTTATACCTCTGACCCTACCCTCTACAGTACGTTCGGTCATTCCTATTTTGACTAGATCTGGGTAACCGGGGTTGGTGAGAACATAGATATACTCAATGTTGTCTTTGGTGTGGTTCTGGAAACCTATGTTTTCGAGCCCATAAACAAAATCCCATTCATTTTCGGATAATGGGATTTCAATGAGGTACTTAGCTCTTACAAACGTGAGAAGCTTGCTTGTATCCACATGTCTAAACTTGGATCTAAGCACGGAATAGTTGTTTTTCCATGTTTGAGATTGTGGGTGATGGCCTGTGCCGTTAGATGGGTCTAATATGGTTATCTCGCCTATACTTTCTAAGTGTAAGGCTTCATCAAGTGGAAGTTTGTCTCTATACATATATACAAATATACTTATATACTTGGTCGATGCCAAAAGATCCTATAAAAGAGAGATTTTAGGTTTTACCATTTGTGGTCCAAAGGGGTATTTTGAAAATTGGGGGTGTATTATGGGGCATATATACGTATATACAATCGGTGCGTGAAGATCGTATAAGATCTGAAAAGTGCTCATTCACGCAGGAAGATCAAGTATCCGGTTATATGGACCATAACGCGCATGGTAGATACTTATACATGTACCGTATATATATGTACCGTGTACTGCGGCTAAGCCGCAAGATTACTTTTTACCAACCTCACAAACTCATTTATCTTATCAGCATCGGTTTTACTTTCATCACACGCCCACTTTAAAACATCCGCATGGTGGGTTGAACGATGATAATCAATCATGTCATCATATGACTTGAAATTGGATTTAGAAAACGTTACATATGAGCCATCAGCATCATCTGAAATTTGGTAACCGAGTGCTTCAACGAATGCATAAACTGATTTGTTGATGTGTTTTTTCTGTTCTGTCTTTGTCATGTTATTACTGTTTTTAATTATGAACTAAATATAACATCCCTCCCCTGCGAGGCCAAACCTTAGGCTTCCAATTGCTCAACAGTTATCTTAATCACACCTTTCAGGTAACCAATAATGTAAGCGTATTCTTGTTCTCGAGTTTCAAACATTCTTTCAGCTACATTGATATGATGATTCAACATTCCAGCTAACATTTTTTTCTGCTTCTTTGTCATGTGCTAACGTTTTTTAATTATGACTAAATATAACATCAGGGCCGGGCGAGGCCAAACAGGAGGTTAATCACGATAACGTTGAGCGTATCGTTTTATTACCTCACTGCACTCATCTAAAGTCAAGCTATCAGCTAATCTGATCACCTCATCAGCGGTTTCATGATCACATTCACCATAGGCATTGATCATGTTGTTGCACTGGATTTGTAAATCAATCACTTTGTTAATCAAATCTTCTCTCATATTCATGTGTTTTTAATTATGACTAAATATAACATCAGGATCAGGTGAAGCCAAACAGATGGGCACCTAGGTGCCCAAACTGTTCATAATTAAAAATAACACATACACACTATACTTTCTTCATAAACGTAATCACATTTGTTGCCTCATCCCAAACCGAATCATCATCTGTTTCAAATGCGTCTTCTATGCTGGAATTGATTTCCCTATAGATATTATCTTCATCTACTTCAATGTTTATTTCTCGATCATATAAATCAAGGTTAACATAATAATTCATATCTACTCCTGATCCCTTAACTGCTTCTTTAGCCGCTTCTAATGCTCGTTCTTGGATTGTTCGAGTATACTCGATTAAAGCATCCTTAGTAAACGAGGCAGCAATAAGGGGATGTTCTAATTCTTGTTTATTGGTAACCAATTGCTTTATCATCTGATCCCTCATACCCACCTGATTGATAATCCATTCCATCATCTCACCATCCATTTCTACTTCTTTTAATACCGCTACAACTACGTTTGCAATGTTTTGATTTGTCATGTGTTTATATTTTTTAATTTATATCTGAATATAACATCCCTTCCCTGCAGAGCCAAACCTTAGTTTAGAATGAATTTATTTTTCTTAATAAACGCTCTAGCTGTCTTTAAGGCTTGTTGACATGTAGCTCTGTGGCCTACTAGTATCATCATGTCAGCTACAATTTCATCTGCCTCAGCAGGTGGTAGTGGTTGGTCTAACTCCATACTGCACAACTGAATCGCTTCATCTGCTTCTTGAATGCCTTGTTTTGCGAGGTCAATTACCTGCTTTGCTTCGATCATCATTATGATATTCATGTTCATGTTTTTTAATTATGACTAAATATAACATCAAGACCCTGTGAGGCCAAACAAGTGGTTACAACCACATATCATAAGCATACATTTCGCGGGTGTTATAATCTGAAGTTATAACCAAACCATCACCACAAATCTCTTGTAGTTCTTTAATCCCTACACTTGTGAAAACATAAGCACCCCATTCATCATTTCTCTTAGCTACTACCCTACCAGCAAACCCAAGTGGATGAGGCATATACACTGGTTTGAAGTTTTTTGATTTACGAATTGCTGAAACGTACTTGTGAAAAGAATTCATTGCCATGTTGTTATCGTTTTTTAATTATGACTAAATATAACATCCCTCCTCGTGGAGGCCAAACAAGAGGTTAAAGTTGTTTTTTAAGACGCTTTAGTTTTGCTCTTAGTTTTTTCTTCTCCTCCCTCCTAACACGTGGTCCATGATCATACGGGGTGAAACCTTCTGGGTAAGCCCAAACACTAATCCATTTTGTTTTATCAGTGTTGAGAAACTCAATTCGTTCCTCTATTGCCTTAATCTGTTTTTCTATCTCACTCATGTGCTTTTAATTATATCTGAATATAACATCTTCATCTTGGGAGGCCAAACAGAGGGGGCCCATTTCTGGACCCTTCCTCTT